CGAATCTGCCGCCGGAAACCTACGACAAAATGATTGAAGAGGTCGCGGCCGCTATCGAAGAGAGCAAGCAGAACAGCGCATTTGAAGACGGTGATGTAGATGATCCTGACGGAAACGGACAAAACAATTAAGGCTTTTGAGGAAGAAATAAAGCGACTGCTAAAAGCGGGAAAAACACCGAAACAGGCCGTTGACGAAGCCTACAAGCTGTATCCGGTCATGAAAATCATGCGGGGGGAAATAGAGCCGCAGTTAATCGGAGAAACGAAAAGAGGCGGCGCGGTCGGAGTTGCTAAACCGCTATTAAAAAAGGCGTCTACTGCGGTATGGGCGGCAGACGGATTGACATTATCAAAAAGAACAACACAAGGTGCAAAAGAAATTACAAAGCAAGCTGCGTTGATTATTTCAGAAGCGGTGAAAAAAGGACAGACGGTACAAAAGGCGGCGCTGGCTCTTTTTGATGGGTACGGCTACGGACACACATTGCCCGAGCAGGATATTCCTGATTTTTTAAAGCAGCTGACGCAAATTGCAAAAGCAAAAGAGTACGGCGGCGCAGAGTTCCATAAAACGCTGCGGGCGGTAGAACGCAATTTGAAAAAGCTGAATGTACAGGGATTGAAAGCCGCGTACACACAAGTAAAGAATGCTGTACTATCGGGAAACGAAAGACGCATTGAAAAAGCAGTCTATACGGCGACGCAGGAACGCACACGATACTTTGCCCGCAGAATTGCCCGCACCGAGATGGCGAGGGCTTATAATGACGGTTTTATCGTGAAATGGGCAAACGACGAAGATTGCATAGCATTCAAGTGGAAGATGTCCACGGCGCATCCATTTTGCGATATCTGTGATATGTACGCGGAAGCCGATTTATATGGTATGGGGCCTGGCATATTCCCAAAAGATAAGGTACCGACTCTTCCCGTTCATCCGAACTGCATGTGTCACCTGCGGCCAGTGATGACGGGATCTAGACTACTGAAAAGCGAAACGCCGCACGCAAAAATAGAAGAAGGCGGTAGAGAATGGCTTGATAAGCAGACGTTACCGAACCGTCAAAGAATACTTGGTGTATACGGCGAGAAAGACGTCAAAGCAGGGCGGAGCTGGACAGAAAAAGCACGCGGATACAACGGCGAGAAGATGAAAAGTAGGATACCGCCATTTCAAGTAATCGAATTAGATTCGATTACAGTTAACGGGAACGTGTATAAAATTGATGGAAAGCACATTGTGCTGGATCATACTGAATACGAACAAAAAATCGCGCATATTTTGGCGAAAGAACTAAAAGCTACCGTTGGGTTAGTACCGAGGGTTAACTTTCCGCAAGGAGTTAAAACTCCCGATTACATTATCCGTGACAAGTGGTATGATTTGAAAACACCGGAAGGCGCAGGAAAGAATACCGTTTTTGATTTGATTAAGAAAAGCAAAGGTCAAGCCAAGAACTTCATAATTTGTGCAGATAGAACCCGATTGTCTGAAACAGATATCAATGCACAGATAGAAAGAGTGTTTAAATCCGAAAGGACGGATTTCGTGAAATCTATCACGCTGATAAAAAATATGAAGATATTAAAGAAATACGAAAAATAAAAAGCCATCCGGCAACCTTGATATAAAATATCTTTAAATGGGCTACCGAATAGCTTTTTATTTGATTTCATTATAGCACATTTTGGCAAGTTTGGCTAAAAAGCACTCATAACGAGTGCTTTTATATTGCCTTTTCGTGGGGCAGGAACCCATCCGCAGGCGTTAAAGAACGGTCTTTTTTGTTGGGACAGGAGCCCATTATTTACAGTACACAGGAGGTACTTATTATGACATTGGCAGAATTGTATGAAGCGTTAAGCAAATTGGAAAATGGCGCGGAGATGATATCAGCCGTAAAAACGGAGATCTCACGACTGAACGGTGAATCTGCAAAGTTCCGTACTTCTAAAAATGAAGCTGACGCGAAAATTACCGAACTCACCGCAAAGGTGGAAGAACTCACGGCAAAAGGTACAGGAGACCAGACAGCCGCCGAGAAAATGCAGAAACAGCTGGACGAATTGAACAAGAAGTACGAAGCGGCTGAAAATGCCCGGAAAGAAGAGCAGGCTAAGCGAGTGCAGGCTGACATTATGCAGCAGACCGTGGCAGCTCTGACAAAAGGCAACGCAGCTAACCCATCGGAAATTGCAAAAATCTTGGTCGGTTCTATCAAAGCAGATGAAGACGGTACTTACAAATTCACGAATGCCAAAAATGAATTAGTCTCCATTGAAGACGGTGCCGCGGGCTGGCTGAAAGATAATGCGTGGGCGGTAAGAGACACGCAGAATCCCGGAAGCGGCGGAGGTAACGGCGGAAACGGGAGACAATCACAGCCGCAGGGGCTGCAGGCGGCAGTTGCGGCTGCATTGAATAAGTAATTTTTTAAGAAAAGAGAGGTAAAAACACATGCCGGTAACTTTAGCACAGGCTAAACTCAATGTACAGGATGATCTCCAAGCAGAGGTCATTGATGAGTACGCAAAATCCAATTTTATGTGGAATCACATTATTTTCGACGATGTAGTATCCCCCGTGGGCGGCGGAGCTACACTGACTTACGCTTATAACCGCGTGAAAACACAGCCGAAAGCCGACTTCCGCGCCGTTAACGAAGAATACACCGCACAGGAAGCAGAGAAAGAACAGAAATCTGTCAATCTGGCGATTTTCGGCGGTTCTTTTAAAGTTGACCGCGTCATTGCGAATATGGGCGGCATCGCAAACGAAGTCACGTTCCAAATGCAGCAGAAGATCAAAGCGGCGTCTGCACTTTGGAATGATACCGTTATTAACGGTGATACCGGGACAAACACTAAAGCGTTTGACGGACTGGAAAAAGCGCTGACCGGGTCTTCTACGGAATATAAACCTACTGCGGCAATCGACTTGTCTTCCGGATCCGCTATCGATAGCAATTATAAGACATTCCTCGATGCACTCGATGAATGCTTAGGACTGATGGATGGTGAGCCGTCCGCACTGTTAATGAATGCGGCACTCTTCACAAAATTCAAGGCTGTTGTCCGCCGCGCGGTAGCTTATACTGAAACGAAGGACGATTTCGGACGTCCTGTTCTTACTTATAACGGTATTCCGATCGTTAATCTTGGTGCAAAATCAGGGTCTAATGATCCCGTTGTGCCCATCGATACGGCTAAAAGCACAACGTCGCTCTACGCAGTACGCTTCGGCATTGATGGTTTCCATGCTGTTTCCATGGCTGGTGTCGCGCCGGTACAGTCTTGGCTGCCTGATTTCAAGACACCTGGGGCCGTAAAGCCGGGCGAGGTGGAAATGGTGGCCGCAGTTGCGCTGAAAGCAACGAAAGCGGCTGCAGTTCTTAGAAATATCAAAGTTAAATAAGGAGGGTCGACATGGCACAGATTATAGCACCGAATAAGGATTATACCGGTGAGAGTGCTTCTGTGACATTCGTTAAGGGCGTCGGAGAAACTTCCGACGCTTACTTAATCGAGTGGTTTAAGGAGCATGGATATACCGTTATGGAAGATAAAGCGGCAGAAGTACCGCCGGAAGCTCCTGAAACTCCTGAAACCGAAGCAGAGGCAGCGGATGTCGCTGAACAGGTCGAATCTGAACCAGAGGCCGGTGAACAGGTCGAAGAAACACCGGAGAAACCGAAGAGAACACGTTCTTCAAGAGCAAAAGCAGCTGATGCAGAATGAGCACCGTGGATATTTTCAAGAGGCGGCTAAGGCAGGCAGTCAAAGAGAGCACTTTGACGGTAGCGGAGTATGCGCAGGATAATCACCGGTTTAAATCAAGAACAGGCGCTTTGGAGCAGGCCGTGATGACGGATTACAGGGCTGGGGGCTTGACAGGTGTTATAGCACTGGATTTAAACCGTGCGAATTATGGGTATTTTGTGCATCACGGCTTCCCAGCGCACGACATTCGCACTAAAAATAAAAAGGCGCTTCGGTGGGCATCGGGTGGCAGATTTGCTTTCGCTAAAAGCGTTCGTCACCCGGGATTCGCCGGCGATCCTTTTGTTTTTAATGCTTTGGATGCGTGCGATAGTGAGATTGACTCCATATTTGACCGGTATGCGGAATTAGCCAAATCGGAGGTGGAAAATGCTCTTAACAGTCGATGATTTAATAGCAAAAGATGAGCTGCTGGGGCCGGTTCTGACCGAAGAAACCTTGGCTGACGCACATGACTATTTATATTATTTGGCGTCGCAAGTAGGCGTCGAAGAATCAAAGGTGCAGGCTACGGTACTGGTCAAACGGTTTATTACTGCTTACGCTTTCCGCGCAACGGCGGTTAATAAATCGTTCGGCTTGCCCGGCAGCATGTATAGCGATGGCAAGGACATTGATGCTTATGCGAAAAAGGTGCAGATATATTCTGATGAAGTAAAAATGCTGGAGAACCGACTGCAGACTGCGGAGGCTTTTACGGGTGCTTCGCAGTCTTCCGGTTTCCGAGCAGTTAAAATCTTTCGGGGGTAAGTATGGCTTGGCTTGAAATCTTGAAATACCTGCAGACTGAACTGAAAAAACAGAAAGCGGCGCAGGAAATAAAACTGGGTGCGTACGATCCACGGACGATTAAAAATACTGACGGAATTATTCTGCTTATGCGCGGAAACGAACAACCGGACAGCGACTCAGATATGGTCGATTATGAAAATATAACGCTGTATCTGGAATGCTGGATCCGATATGACGGCACGGAATTGTCGGTCGGTTATGAAAAGTTGGCTGCGCTGGAGAAGAAAGTCGATGACGTTCTGCAGAAAATCCGTGACACATCCGGGATGGTAAAAAACAATATCCAGTTGATGGATATCCGAGTTAGTCGTAAGACCGGGGATCCCGGAGGCTCGAGACCGCTATATGGCGTGCAATATGAGATGTTAGTTACTGTATACGAAAGCGAGGATTGAATATGGCAGTACAGGCGAGGGGCTATAAAGCTTCTACTACGATAGATTTTGAAAGTGCTTACAATAAGGCGCCGGTAGCGAAAAAAGGAATACTGCTGCCGATTAACAAAAACGAAATGGAGAAAAAGCAGACGCTTATTTCTTCGGATACGATTACAGGGAGCCGTAACAACACGATTTCCAGTCTGGGGCGCGTAAGCGTTGATGGGAACGTGACTATCCCGGCGGATTTCCGTGCTATCGGCTACTGGCTGAAAGCGTTACTTGGCGCACCTACAAGCGTAAAAGGCACAGGCGTCAATACGCACACATATAAAGTCGGCGACACGCAGCCGTCTTTTATTTTAGAGAAAGCATTTCCTGATTCTGGCAAGTATTTTCTGTATCGCGGCTGTAAAGTAAACACGCTGAAATGGGGCTTCGGCGAAGATAATGAAATGACCGTTGAACTGGCCATCATGGGCGCTCTGCGTGAAATTGCGTCCGCTACATATGACGCGTCGGCTACATC